GAAAGTCGAGCAGGCGACGCGGCGTGACATTTAACACCCGATCCTCAGGAAAATCCACCTCGCGGGCGATGCGCAGGCAATGTTCAAAATTTCCGAGCGTAAACGCCGTGTGGGAATCGGAGCCAAATGCCAGCCGTCCACCGGCATCGCGCACGGCGGCGGCGATAGCCCGGCAGTTCGGTTCACTACCCGGACGCGAATGGGTAAAGGAGGAGTTATTCAGCTCCAGCGCCACATCGTAGTGCGCGGCTGCTTCGGCGATAGCCGGGATATCGACCGGGAATTTCGGGTTGCCAAAATGATTTTCTACACAGGAAAATCAAGGTATCATTTTTTTACTCATCAAGTAAAATAAGATTTTACAACAAGGAGATAGCTATGTTTTCAACTGAAGAATTTGAAGAAAAGTACCCAAAGGAAAAATACAAGTACGTTAAAACGGGGAGACGTGAAAAAGGGCACATGGGCCAGACTGAGATCTACTCTTACGACATCGTAGATATCGCTACTGGCGAAACTGTGTATAAAGCTACATATACCGACCACATGAACGTCAATGGATTCGCTAAATCGCAGTATTGGGAGTAGATAATAGCCCCATACGGGGCTGTTCATCTCTGTTTGAACACTGAAGCGACGGCTACACAGTTACAGATACATGAAGTCGTAAGGACATCCAGCATTAAGTTAAAAATTTATTTAAACTTTTACTTTTCATAAGAGATCAATTACCGCCAGTACATGCTAACTCATTGATAAATATGTTCCTTGAGCGTCTTGCATTGATGAGCTTCTAATTTTTAAGAAATTTGTTACTTAACTGTAAATTGTTGTTTATTTTTTTGGGTTCTTATCTTAAGATCTTTTGAAAAATTATTGGATAGAAATTGATGGGGGCATAATGAGTCTTATCGATTTGAGTCTTTCTGGCTTATCTGAGCCAGGAACAAAACTTATTGAAAAAGTAAGCGATGCAATTGGAGTGCTCTATGAACCTACAAGAATTCGCAAAAAAGCAAAAGCCGAATCTGATGCTAAACGTACAGAACTAATTTCAAGATTAGAGCTTGAAGGAATAGAAAAAAGAGCAGTAGAGCGTTTTATCAAACGTGAAACAAAACGACAGGAAAATATCGAAAATATCACTATTAATGCAGCAAAAAACCTATCAGACACTGATAACATTGCTGACATTGATGAGGATTGGATTGAGGCTTTCTTCAGAGAATGTGAAGATGTTAATGATGAACAAATGCAAACAATTTGGAGTAGGATCTTATCTGAAGAATCTAAATCAAGTGGTTCATTTAGTCGTAGAACCTTAAAGCTTCTATCTACATTGAATAAAGAAGAAGCAAATCTAATCACGTTCTTTGGAAAATTTGTTTGGCAAGCAAGTACATTAACACCTATTATTCTCCAAAATGAAACGGGTAACACTGAAGATATAAACTTTAACCAACTGGCTCTCTTAGACTCATTGGGCGTGATACAACAAGGGTTTGGTTTCAACTTAACCTTTAGCAATAAAACAGGGTGTGTCCTATACTATGGAAAACCAGTATTAGTAGAATTCGAGAAAGATACACCAGACACTTGGACCTTTTCAACTGGCCCAGCCTTACTAACATCATTAGGTGCAGAGTTGATGAAGATTTGCGGTTCTACTCCAGACTTTGATTATTTTACAAAAGTTATCGAGAAAACTAATGTAAACGGAAGCGGAGTAAAATTAAAAATCATCACGAATTAACAGGCCAGTTTACTGGCCTATTTCACGTCAACCGTAATGATAGTTGCTTAACTGAGTGAATGAGATTCATTACTTGAATGTGTAATAGTGATTCCTTTTTTGTGATTCATGCCATAAAATGCCATTTTAAAATTCGACGGGATAATTATGAAATTCACGCTGGAAGGGTTTCTTATTAGATTTAAAGCATGTTTTAAAGTGATTGTTTTTACGTTGCTATTGATTGGGTTTATGTTAGTTCCTGCATGGCTTAACTGGAATTGGCCTATTACATTAGTATTAGGTATTATCTCTCTTTCGTTAACTGTATTAGCAGGAACAGATTTTGTTAAAAAACATACACAAGTAACATTTAAAAAAGATGGGGAAAAAACCGATCTATGGATGATAATCAGCATTGGAGTTTCTATTGGCGGTGTAGTTGCTGTTTGGGTTGATAATAATGCGAGTAAACTGGATAAAGATACTTACCGTATAGCATTAATTATTTTGGTGATCATTGCTGGATGTTCAGTGTATTTAACTGAGAAAAAAAAGAAAAACAAAAAAGCCCCATAATGGGGCTTAAATGTTAGTTACCACTAAGCAACAAAACTATAATTCTAATAATATCTGATAGTGGAAATGAAAAAAGTACTATACCAAAGTAATCAAGTATCGGTACTAAGATGTAATTATAGGCAATGATAAAAGCACATACATAACCCAAAAAGTTACGCCAACCTTTACCCGATTTAATTTCTTCACGATTTGTTTCATTTGCCGTTTCAGTATTGTCGGCTTCAACTTCGTCTTTAGATTTACTTGGTATTTTATTTAAAAGTAAGCTACCCAACTTGCTTACAAGATTGATGATTAAGCTAATCATTGTATTTCCTTATGTTATAATTGTAGTTGTACTAGAAAAATAACAACATTAATCCCCTTAACAAATAGCTTGTATTTGTCAATTATCTTAACTGCTGAAATATCATCATGGAATTTCCATTCTGTCATTTCACCAGTATAAAGATCTGGTTCCTGTCCTTCATAAAAACCGATATTCATACAATGCCCTTGGAATGAATCAACTGTATGTTTACCGGAAAAGTACTTTGGATTAAGTAAGGTCTTGTCGAAAGCATAAGTATTCATAAGCGGTTTTAATCCCGAAAAAGAAATGTACTCTGCATCTTCAAGATCATAATGTTCTTCAATTTTCATTTTATTTTCCTTTATTGTTTTGAAAAGTAATAAGTACCGTTCATGTTAGAAAGTGCTAGACGTGAATTTGATTCAGCTTCATTGAAGAAATCAAATAACATTTTTCGGCTTTTCTTTTCTTTAACACCAATAATACGCTTATCACGTTTCTTTTTGTTTTTAGAAGTATCAATAAGCATCTTTTTACCTTTGACGTTTGCTACTTGATACTTCTTATTCATTCCGGCATGTAGCCCAGCGATATTACCCTGTTTGCTTAATTTAGCATTTGATGTAGGTATAAACTTATCGTAAATACCTGCCGCATCCGTGATTACACTGCTTAGATATTTTGCCTGGTCTACACGTACAATAATTTGATTAGTTCGACGGTCGCCTCGCTGAATGAAGTTGAAGAATATTGCCCGTTTGGTAAAAGGTACTGGACCGCCTTTGATATCGTCGTTAAGTTTGTCTTGTAGTTGTTTTGCTACTTCACGAATCTTTTTTGTTATTTCAGACTGTACATTAACTACTATTTCGGTTTGTTTATCATTTACCCATTTAACAGCATCAGCCGGGGTATAGTTTGGTTTGAAGTCTGTAGTAATATTCATGTGAGATCTTCCATTATTTTTCTGATTATTCTAATCTGTTCGCCATTGTCTTTCTTGAGGCGAGTCTTAACCATGATTGCTTTATTGAGATTCTTCCAGTCAGTACCGAATAAGCCAATTAAAGTACTTTCAACTAGCATGGCTTCCTGTACTGTCTTAAAGCACCATAGAATTGACTTTTTATAGCTTTCACCAGAATTAATCATTTCCTTTACAGATTTAGAACTACTGTAATAACGCTTCCAATCGGATTCAATTGAAGTACTTTTCAATTTTGAATAGTCTTTGATACCCTTATATACCTGCTTAACGCCAATGTAGTACGTACCCGAATCTGGAAACTGAATTAGGTAAACAAAACCAGCGTAATTACATACTTCATCAATGTTCCATTCATCGGGATAGAACATGCTCCAGCTTTCGATTACTTTAGCCATTTACTACCGCCCGGATCATATCGTTAACCCGGTTCGGTGTTTGTCTATACCAGTTACTGTCTTTTACTTCATTGATTGCCGTTACATAGTTACCACTGCGTAGGGCTGCAAGGAACTTCTTAAACTGTAGGGTTTTAGTTAGACCGAGTTGGAACAACATTAGTACTAAGAAGTCATTCCAGCGGCTGTCTATGGGCAGATTAACATTTAACTTGCTTACGTCTTTCCGTGCGATTGCTAAATCAGTTTCTAATAAGTTGGTTGCCTGTTCTTCAGTTAAACCCTGAGTAAAGTTTTCACCCGCTTTGATTAAGTGACCATAGCCAATCGTTGGATAACCTAAACTGTCTTTATAAGTCCAGAATTTACCATCCCTGTAGTAACCAAGTTTGATTTGATACTGTTTAGTACCTTCATATATTTTTAGTTGCTCGATAATATTCATAACAATTCCTTTTGTTGTTATGGTATTTATCAAACGAAAAAAAAGAGGGCATTAAGCCCCCTTATTAAGTTCTTTCATCTAGTAGTGTTAATACTTTTACTAGATCCTGTTGGATTTTTCGAATATCATCCCTTAGCTCTTTTATTTCTGTGATATCGGTTTCAATGTAATGCACTTTTGACTCTAATTTAGTTACTCTGGTTTCAAGATCATCAAGTCTTTCTTCCTTTTCCTTATTACTGTCATTATATGCTTTAAACATTGCCCATACACCAAAGAAAACCGGGATAAGAATTCCCGTAATTATCCACTCTGTCATAATTTACCCTTATGATGTGTATTATTGTCATAAGGTATTTATTAGAAGTAGTCGGCGGCGTCTAAACACGGTACTGATAAACCAATCTGTCCACGTATTGGGGCAAAATCATATGCGATTCTTGATCCTGCTGGCATAGCTCTATAAGTACTGACACTATTCCCGCTCATAAGAAGCCCAGAATAACAAACGGGCCGTTTCTTATATGTTTCCACCGTGGAATAGTCACCACACATAAAGCCAAAAGAACCCAAAGGAACCATAGGTAGGGCAACGTTACCTGTTGCCGCATTCCATTGAACTTTAGCCGGACTACCACTGGAGTTTTCAAGATAGTACGGGAAGTTGAACATACCCCCACGCCAGATAACAGGCGGCCATGCTGAACTAAAAGTAATCACGCCCTGTCCATTTCGGATAATCGTACCAAAACCACTTGCCGGTACTGGTGGAGTTACGCCAGTGCTGACAACAACAATGTATATGTTAGTTACAGTACCGCCAATCTGAGCACCATCCGTACTTCCAAAGGCCGTATAAGGACGTATCTGATATGTCGCCCTATCGTAGAACAATGGTGTACCGCCGTTTTCCCAGCGTGCGAACACTACACATGAATCCCGATTTGGGATACTTGCTGGTAGTGTCCATGCTCCAGAGATTGATATGATCGCCCTGTAGGTAACATATCCAAAACGGCTCACATCAGTTATGCCAGTAAAGTTAGTTGAATCTGTCATAGCGATCCCATAGGTTTGGGGTTGTGCTAAGGGTACTTCAAAACTACTTATATCGTAGGTATTTGGTACATTGGGATAGTACTGATAGGCATTGATATTTAAAGTACCTCCACTTACAGAAGCACTGCGAAGAATATTAACCTTCGGTATACCATTACTTGGACTTGGTTCAACATATACCCCCTTATTGGGGATACATAGATATGTACCACCAGTAGAAGGTCGTTCGAGAGCCACTGACATTGAGACATTATCACCAGTACCATTAAATCCTTGTATTTGATTACGCCCAAGACTACTTAGTATTCGTGAACTTGCTGTTACATCAATTCTTTTATCCCAACCATCGGGAACAATAGTAAATCCCATTGCCATTTTTGTTTTCCTTATTAGGGGAATAAATCCCCCACTTATTATAATCTACCAATCTGTACCCTTACGACTCCAGCACCATCAATAACTGCCAATCCATTACCATTTAGAACTACACGTCCGTTACCGTCCTGTGTACCCATCTGGAAGCCACCAGATTTATCAATGTACCAACCTTGAGTACCACCTGAACCAGGATAGTTATCGGAAAATAAAGCACCAGATATTTTACCGTTAGTGATTGCTGCGTCCTGAATCTTTGCGTTAGTAATTTGAGCATCTGCTATTTTAGCATTCGTAATTGCACCATCTTGAATCTTCGCATTCTGAATACTACCGTTTATGATTTTTGCTGAATTGATACTACCATCTGCGATTTGTGCAGTCCCAATAGCAGCACTCTGAATCATGGCGTTATTCATATAGGTAGTACCGTTCTGTACTACGAAAGGATAAATCTTAGTACTTTCTGCTGCGGCTCCAGTACTGATAATACTGAATCTGTCTGCTACTACTGTAAACAAGGATTCAGTACCAGAACTTGCTAAGGCAATACCGGCAACATATCCATTGTTGTTTACGCTTAGTTGCCAGCCTGTGTATTTAGCATCATCGATAATTTCTTGTTTGACTTGGTTAAATTCAGAACTTGCTAAAATCCCGTCAACAACATCATTATTCAACTGGCTAAATGGTACGCTGGTTTGTTGTAGGAACGGTATCATTGTTGACCACTTAATTTCATCAGTACCAAAGATATCAATCATACCGGCACGTAGGTAGTACTGACCATCTGGCACAACTACCCAATCACCCCAGCGATTAGTACTGATATAGTTCTTTTCAATTGAACTAAAGTTTTCTGTATTACTAATCTGGATGTATACACCTGCGTAATCTTTAGGCTGGTTCACATCTGACCATTCAAAAACTATCTGACCAATCGCACTACGTGGTATGAGGTTCTGTATAAGCGGTGCCTGTGGATTCTTAACCGTGATTAAGGTTTCCTGTGAGTATGTACCAGTAGTACGCCCCAAGGCCGTTACACCAAGGATTACGCTTCGGTTAGTACCATCTGCTTTGTTGTACTGGAATGTGTAATTAAACTGGTTTGTAGAACTGTAATAGGTGTTTATTAGTACACCAGTAGTGTTATACACCTTGATTTGATACTTACTGAAGTACTGATTAAATGGAAGATTATTAACTAGCAATCCTGATTGATCATTCCATCCAATTAGGAAGTCTCCGCTAGTAGTATTAGTACCGCCCAAATCATTATTCAAAAGTACTAAATTAGTTGGCTGTGGTAATGTAAACTCATATTCTGGCTTAATATTAAGTATCGTAATACGTTCAGATAAAAAACCAAGGTTATTATATGCCGCAACACCGAAATCATAGTTAACGCTTGGATCAAGATTGAACAAGTCGAACACGTTTACGTACTGGTTTACAGAACCACCATACGTCCATATAGCCGCGTTAGCTGGCCTGAAGTAAATGTAGTAACCGCGTAAGTACTGGTCTGGTGAAGCTGTCCAGCTCAAAGTAACCACGTTACCAGAGATTGTACCGCCCTTCTTAACTGCCTGTAGGTTACTTGGTGGACGAACTGAGATTACCTGCCCTACCTGACCATCTACCGGGAACACTCCAGGATCAATCCCTTCATAAATCCCTTGATTATACTCAAGGCAAGTTAAGGTCATCATACCGACGTTTTCGACTGAAGTAGAAATTTCTTTTCCATATACACGGTACTGTTTATTAACAATTCCATATTCAGGGAAGTTAACAGTAATAACTGACCAAACCTGTAAATCCCATGCACTGTCTGTACTGAATACTAATGTATTGTGAGAGTACTTAGATTTTAGTAGTTCAATATTAACAAGGTAACGTAACTGGTCTTTACTGTGTACCCATCCATAAGCCATTGCTTTAGGGATGATAGTACCATCGGATTCAATAACATCACTTTGGGAAATATCACTTGGAATACGAATTACGTCAGTACTATATGAGTTCTGAATATTAGTCCATGAAGCATCGATACAGTTAAAGTAATCAGTAGTACCTGAAGTAGTGATTTTAACATTACCAAACATATTACTTTCATCAAATGTAGCAACACTTGAACCTGGGATATCAAGAGTTAGATATAGTTTACCGGCGTGAATGTAGGTAACACCACCAAAGGTCATTAGTATCTTTTCGATATTTGCTTTGTATGAATCACCATAACTGATATTACCAACTGAGTTAAAGCCATACTGTAGGCAGTAGTTAGCGGCAGTACGGAAACTTTGAAGATCAATATTGTTTGGATCAATTGACATTCCATAAACTGTATTAGTTAGGAAGTCGTATAACTGACTTGGTGGATTACTTGAAGCACTGATTGCCATTGTGTTTAAATCGCGGATTAGTTTACCCTTGATTTCAACTGTCAGTACATAGTTATCATTAGTAAGAATATCGTTTTCAAGGCTGCTTTGAGTCTTTTTAATTACACATCCAATCTGTACTACACCATTACCTTTAAAGTTATTATTCCAGCGACTACCACCATATTGTAAACCTAGTGACTTACTTCCAGAGTACTGAGCCTTACCAAAACGTACTTCAAGCTGTAGATATGGTCTGAACTTTTCAAGAATACTTGAAGCAGGAATGATACCCTCACTGCCGATCTGATTGGCTAGTACTGGTTCATCGTCGATATAAATCTGATTGATTAAGTTACCTACTTCACCCATCGCTATGGCGTGTTCAGTATACAAGTACTGACTTGACTCATTCTGGACGTTATACCATGGAACTATAGAACCAACCTTACAGAAGTCATTTGCGTTAGTACCGCCATACAAGATAGGCATACCAGACTGTGGATCGGTTGACCGTGTTAGTGTTGTTGCCGTGTCACCATAGCCAGTAGTGTTAGGACTTAAGGCAGTTAGTGAACTGGTAGCAACGTACATTGCCGCACCTGCTGCCGCTCCCCATGCTGCCGCTACATACAAAGACGTACCGCCAGTAAATACGGCTGCTGCTACAGCTACTGCTGTGATTACGGCACTTAATATGCCAGTTGAACTTGATCCGCCCATGTTGTGATTTCCTTATCAATTTTTATTCTATATATTTTCCCGGTTAATCCTGCCGGTACTTGAACACTTTTAAATTTGTGTAATTCATGGTCTACTTCAATGTATGAGCCATGTAGGAAGATACTTGCATTTAATCCACCAATGTAGATATCACCATATATTGGTGTATCCACTTCAACACAATGCCGTTTGACCATATCTTCTAAATTCTTGAAGCCATTCTTCTTGAATAACTTTTTACCTGCGGTAATACTGGTGTACTGACCTACTGCTAACTTTTCATATTCAGTACCGCAAATACGATCAAGTAGTTTCAGTACAATAATGTTACAGTCATTAGTTCCGATTTCGTAAGGTGTATTAATTGCTTCTTCGGTTGTTTTAATAATATGAATAATATTCTTCATCACTTATACTTCCATTGTTGTTCTGCGTGAATAATACCAAGTAAACTAAAGTACTCATCCCCTGGGTTTGTAGACTGGTGTACTGAGTTAGCCGCTAATGTACGCATCTGTACATCAAGTTTATTCCATATACTATTAAGGTTTACAGTAATGTCATTATTGACACTTCCTGACTGATTGTTTGCTTCAGTTTCGAAGAAGTCGATATAACCACTAAACATTAAGTCATGTTCAATTACTGTATTGTCTGCTGGACTTAATATAGTTAGATAGATATTTACTCTGGCTTTCCTGAATGCTCCAGAGTTAGCCAGTACTCTAAAACTTGGATTGATATTAGAGATTTTAAAACTTATTGATTCGTTCTGAATGTCTTTCTGTTCGTTGAAAGTCGGGAAACTATTATTTACGAAGTCTGGAAAACTTACATAGTTAATACCATTTGCCTGTACATCAGTGAATGCGTCCGTTAAATGTAATTGCCCTGCTGGTGAACCTGCTACCGGGTATATATCAACACACTTAACAGTAACACCCATTGACACTACATCACTTAGATTAAGTACTGTCTTGTTAGTACCACGTTTCAAGTTATAGAACTGAAGTAACGCGGCATTGGTGAATACTGCTGAGTTCATTAGATTGCCTCTGTTGCTTTAAGTTGAATACTCATAACGTTCTGTACTTGGATTTGATAGTCATTATCTGGATCAAGTACAAATTGGCCTTGAATATTGTTATATTTGATTGTCTCACCAGTATTTACTTGAGCACGTAGATTTGGGAATAGACTTAGTAAAGTACCAGTATTAGCTATAACCCGGTAAATCTTGCTGTGGTTAGCGAACTGAACCAATGAACCAACTTCAAGATTATTGGGTTGAGTATTGACCTGATAAGTACCGGCAGGACTTGTAGTAGTTGTTGATAATGCCGCTACCTGAATACCCTTGTATCTGCTTAGATAACCAAGATCCATTGTGAATGGTCTACCTTGTGAATACTGAGCTAAGAATTGTTGTACTTCTAGGTGATCTTTTTGATTAAAGTTCAAAGTGAACTGAATATTATAGTACTGGATGTTAGTGCTTCGGGTTATTAAAGTACCATTCCATGAACGATTGGTATACATCGGTTCAGTACTGCTTAACTGAAAACCGGTTGTTTTTATATTACTTGAAAATGCCATTATGAATCCTCTTGGTTTCAGGTATTTATTAAAAGCGAAAAAAGCCCGGTAGCTGCTAAAAGGAATAAAACAGACTTACACCGGGCTTTTTATTATTTATGTTGTTCGTGTTTGAGCATTCTTAACAGCTTGGGTTACACTGTTCTGGTGTTTCTTTAGCATTGCCTGGAATTTAGCATCATCATCAGTACTGCCACCTTGAATAATTAATGGGGCATTAACTACGAATCCTTCTGAACTGGATGATTTAGTACTGTCCTGACTATCAAGGAACTTAGTTAACCTCTGGTTAGCTTCTGCCTGCACAACCCGCTCACCCCCTTTGAGAATCCATGTTTGATCCCCGCTTCCTGGTACTTCATCTATACCGTTATGTGCCTTACCTTGTGCGGCACCTTTAGCAGTAGTGATAATACTCGCACCAAGGCTTAGTACCTGAGCATAAGCACCAAGGCTGGCAGGCCACGGAGTAGCTAAGGCTGCTGATAGTGCTGTCTGTAGGTTTAGTACTATCTGAGCTATGGATATACCTTTCTGAAGGGCAAAAGCAGCTTGTGCGGCCTTAGAACCTTCACCAAGTGCACCACTAAGGATTGTTCCTAATGACCCGGCAGATTCGCTTAGAAGCCCGATTTGAGCCTGTGTATTATCTGTTTCAACGGCTAAGATTTGTTTGCTGTACTTCTCTTGAATCGCTTTCTTACGCTTTAGATATTCTTCCTGCGAAGTACCCAACTGGCGGTTCAACTGTTCGTTAATGGTTAGTTCAAGGTCACGTTGTGCTTCAAGATCTTTCCGTTTCTGGTCTAGAACATTGGTATTATCAAATGGATTATTAGCATCACTTCCCATGTTAGTTAATCCAACACGTTCATTTTGTTTCTGAAGTAAACCATTCATCTGTTCAGTTGATAGCTGCCCTTCTAATCCGGCAAGATTATCAGATAAACCACGTAGTTCTTTATTGGGATCTGAGTAACCAATCATCTCGTCGATCATGTCTTTGAACTTCTGTAAACGTGTTGCGTTTGCTTCATTCACATAGTGATCAATGTCGTCTTGTGACTTCTTGAGTACTGAACCACTTTCTTTAATCTTCTTAATTATCTCGTCTTGCTGGCGGTTAAATTCTTTTACTCGAATGTCACCATCATTAATACCAGACTTGGTAATAGCCGCGTTCCAGTTATTAAGTGCTGTAGCTTCCTTACGCTTTTGTGCTTCTAATTCACGTGCTGCTTTGTCTGCTGCTGCCTTTGCTGCTGCTGCTTCTTTTTCTTTGTTGACCCATCCACCTTGCGGAGTTGTAGTACTGGCTTCTGGTTTTGGTGGAAAGTTGTTGTCCTTATGGGCTGCGTTCCATTCTTTAGTACCTGGTATACCTTTGGGATCTACACCATCAATATCACGTAGCATTTTAGCAATGCCATTATCACCGCCATAATAGAAGTTTCTGAACGTTTGCATAAAATCAGTACTAGACCAATTTTTATTCATTAAACTGAATAGCGTATTAAGATCGTCAATTGTCGGACCTAATGCGTTTGCCATCCATAAATGAAAACTGGTACTTAATGAATTAACTTTATTTTCAAAGTCTGCAAACTTAGCCGCATTGTCATTTGTTAATGTTGCTGTCTGGCTTGAAATAGAATTCATTAGTTCTGTAGTGTCATTGAACTGGCTGAATACACCAATTAATTTACTACCATCAGAACCCAATGTTTCTAACATGTTCGTAATTTCGGCAGTACTTTTACCTGCTTTACGCATCTGGTAAAAGGCTTCTGCTACTGAACGTATACCACCATCGGACTGATTCAAGTACTTGTTAAAATCCTTGATATTAATACCATAGGCTTTCATATCTTCCGCTGGTCCAGAACCGTCACGGAAAGCATCACCCAAGTGATCAAGTGCATCGCGGTTCAAATTTGCAAATGTTTCAACAGTAAAACCAAGTCCCTTAAATTGCTTTTCAAGTTTCTGAAGTTGTTCAACTGTCAATGAACTAGTACGGGCAACTTCATTATATTGATTAACGTATTCTGCTGATGAAGCAACAAGGCTATAAATGCCGCCTGCTACAATACCCATAGCACCGGCAGTACCAAGTAAGCCAGTACTTAAGCCACCGAAGCGGCCTGTAAGATCCGATACTTTGCCAGATAGTCCACCAAGTAAATCACCCGATTCAGTACCGAATTTATGAATACTATTTGTACCATCGGCAAGTGCTTTACGTAATCCTGTTACGTCGCCATCAACATTAAAAATTAGTTGATTATTCTTTGCCATTATTTTTATCCTTAGTTGCTAATGCCTTTATAGTTTCGGCAATGCTATTAATTTGTTTCTTGGCTTCATTGGTTTTCTTTTCTTCTAACTTATCGGATAGTTCACCTGATGTTAGATTCTGAAGAATTCCGTAGAAATCCCAATCCAGTACAGAAGCCTCTTTACGTCCACGTTCACTAAGATTGCCAGAACTGGCTAATAACAAATGACATAAGTTTGCGAACATCATCATCTGAAAACGACTTCCATTTGGTTCAATACGTTGATCGTATATCATCAACTGGTGAAACAATTCAGGATCTAATTCATCTAGCTCTTGTGGAGAAAAGCCCCGGCGATGCATCATCTTCAGGGCAAATTTTATTTCTGGATTTTCTCTTACTTTTTTTCGAAATCTTCCGTAGGACTATCAGTAGCTGTCCATAGATTTAGACAGTGCTGAAATAGTTCACTTGCGATTGAAGAATCAATTTCATTTACGTCAATAGTATCTTCACTACCGCCATCGCTGAAAGCTGGATAACCAGTTTCATCACGACATACACAATTGATTAGAGTACTTTTGGTATCCTTACATTCTTCAAATTTTGCTAGGCTTGGTTTTCGAACATAAAGTTCAATGTCATCACCAACTGTTACTTTAGTTAGTTTTGGTTGTAGTTTGTTTTTAAGTTCTTGTAGTAGACTCATTTTAAGTTCCTTTTAATTGAGTGATTACGGTGCGATAACCGCTGAAGCTACTGGACCGCCATCAATAGCTAGAGTAAATTCTTTAGTAACTACTTCATCCTTTCCACCTGCTACAGTGTCAGCACTAACGAAAGCGTTATATACGACATAATAACCAGTGGTACGGGTAGCGTCCTGGAAGTACTCTAGTTTAACTTGAATGCGTTTCTGAGTATCACTAGCAGTCATTAACTGTTGATGTACTGTGTTATCTGGAATCCAGTTTACTGAAATTGAAATATCTGGAACTGCTTTTGAACCAAGTAGTTTACGGTTGTAAAGTTGATTGAAAGTTACTACATCAATAACAGTAGAACTACCGCCAGAGGTTGCGAAGGTTGCGATTTCTGGAACTTCAGTCCACGTAGCTGATTCAGTAGATCCGGCAGTGCCGATTGATACACCTAGATTAGCACCTGCAAAAATATCCATTGCCATGTTTTTATTTCCTTATAAGGTTTATTTGGTAGGTACTTCCTGTACCTACTCTTGTTTATTTATCACTAAGTTTTAATTGAAGGTCATCAACCTGTAATTTCATTGCTTCAATTTGTGAATTTAATTCTTTGATTGACTCAACTAATAGCCCTGCTAATTCACCATAAGATACTGCTTTAACTTCTTTAATAGTATCGCCAGCTTTATATTCACCAGTGTTATTCTGAAAAGTATATGAGCCAATATCAAACACTGCTTCTGGTAAAACTTTTTCAATGTCTTCAGCAAGTAAGCCAGTACTGCGAGAACCATCACGCGTATAGGTATATCCAGTTAGAGAAGTTACTTTTTCAATAGGATTTGTAATTACTTCAAGATCTGTTTTAATACGACTATCAGAACCATTTAACCAACTTCCATTTACTGCTAAAGCTGAACCACTGTTTAGGAATTGCCACTGAGAAGTAACCCCAAAGCCATCAAAGTAAATTTGAGCATATGCTTTTGTGCCTACTTCTTCGACAGTACGAAATAATGAGAAAGCACCACGTGAATCACCACGTGAACCGCGTCCTTCTAGGATCTGAAATAGTCCACTACCATAATAAGCACCGCCTGCTAATGTTGCTCCAATAAGTTCAATTGCAGCACCATTAACAGCTAAACCGCCATTATTAACAGCTAAACCGCCAGTAATAGTACCGCCAGATTTACCATTGATTGTACTTAGGCGTGTATCAGTACTTAATACTAATTCACCGCCAGCACTTGGCATTGTCCATTCTGTATTTACTATTGTACCGCCAGTACTATCAGCTAATCCAAGTGCTAAAGTTTTACCTCCACCACCAAGTATTTTACTACGCATACGGGCTACTAAGTAATCAGAACCATTAAGTTGTAAGTTACTGCGTACATCACCGCCATATTGAAGTTCACCAGTGGCAGGAGCAGTTGTAATACCGTTAATTACATTAAAGTTAGTATTAGCAGCACTGAATTTACCATTAACACGAATCAACCAAATTCCTACAACTGAGTTAGTACGAACTTCAGTAGTATTGTCCCTTCCATATGATGAACTTGAACGTCTGGCATCAAGTGTCATACCATCAAATGAGTTAGCACCTGAAGTTGTCGTACCGCCAGGGCGATAGTTATTTCTCGTTGGAGTACTGACATTAAAAGCACCTGAAGCGGCAGCTAAGTTAGTAGCTTCACCAGCACCATGTAAGGTCATTAAACCAGAAATATTTGGAGCGGCGTTAGCACGTACTGAACCAGTATCACCATGAACAGCAATTGCAGCGGCTGTACCTGCGTTACCACGTAAGTATAAAGAGGTAACTGAGTTAGTTTGTGTACCGTTTAAATCAGGCATACGGAATGTTGTTGAACCATCGCCTAAACTGTATAAACCTCGTGACCAACCATCAGTAGTTTGCCATGCTGTTTCAGAAGTACTTTTTAATATACCACTATTGATAGCGGCCCAAAGTTCAGGATAGTCTGCTCGGTTCAGTATTTGACCATCAGCCGGTAAATGTCCGGCAGGATAAGCACCACGTGAACCATTGAACCATTCAACAGCACCGATGAAGTTATTCATGACTCCATTTAGCGTAGGTCCACCAGAACCGCCACCGGCAGTAGCCGCAATTAATTGGCGTAATGTAACGGCTTCTCCATCGTTAGCCCCATCCGCACCAAGGCGTAAAGGACCAGCAAGGGAAGTAATATCAGTAATATCGCTGTTAACGCCAGCCTTTGCCGCACTTAAGGCAGTACGTGCCGCTGCTGGAGTACTTGAACCAGTACCGCCACTACTCACGCTCAAAGGCTGTGTTAGGGTTATTGAATCTGCCTGTAATGCCCCTGTGAAGGTTCCAGTAGTGCCGGATAACGCACCAGAGAATGTGCCGGTAGTGCCGGATAACGCACCAGAGAATGTGCCGGTAGTGCCGGATAACCCACCAGAGAATGTAGCTGTTGTACCAGAGATAGTACCTGCTGTTAGGTTACCAGTACTTACAGCACCAGTGAATGTAGCTGTTGTACCTGTTAAAGCATCACTTAATGTCGTGGAACCAGTTACTTCAAGGTCAACGATACTCGCTGTCTGTAGGGTAAGACTGTCAGCAGTGATAGTACCGGTAATACTTGCTGAATCTGCCTGTACTGCTCCTGTGAATGTTCCACTAGTACCAGCGATTGTAGCGGCTGTTAGATTGCCTGTACTGACAGCACCAGAGAATGTAGCTGTTGTACCGTTAAGATTGCCAGTAAGTGTACCGCCAGTAAGTGCTAAGGCTGATACATCGGCTGGAGTTAGAGTAATGTTAGTACTTAATGATTTCCCATTAACAGTACGGTTCATTGGTACATAAACTGAATCTGATTGTGGTTTAGTTAGTATCTGAGTCCAATTACTGGTTTGATTCTTACCGTATAAACTAAATGTTCCAGATTCTGTCATTACTAGTTTAGTAGTATTACCATTGTCAACATTAGCAATACCAAGTAAATCTGTTCCAGTTGGATTTAGTGCCTGGTTGGAAGGTACTTTAATAAAGCTATTACCTGAAGGTGTTTCTGATTCGAATTGTGGAATATCAACACCATTAGCACCTACGCCATAATCACCTATTTTTAAGTCTGCCATTTCTATTGCTGTCCCTCTGGCTATTACGTCTTCTGCCGTGAACACGTATGTTTTTTTCACTACAGAATTTTGATCACCTGAAATTGTGGCACTACTTACATATCCTGAAAGAATGGCATAATGTTGTGTTAAATTTTCTAGGGTTTCGTATAGTGAAACTTTGATTTGAAATTTTGTTTGACTTGTAAACATTGAATCAAGAAAAACATGTGTTACATTGTCAGGTATATAGTTAACTACTACGTTTACTGATTGAATCGATTGATTAGCAGCTAGAATACCTACATACTCATCATTATAAGTATTGTACTGGTTTACGCTGCTTTGTATTTTTACTTCTGGAAATGCCGCAAGTTCATCAATATTAACGTATGTCGGAGAATTTGGAATGTTATTTCCTGCGTCCGTGTTATAGAAAATCTTGGTAGCGTTGCCAATGAAAATACTACTCATTGTGTTTACCTCGCTAGTGTTATGTAATTTAAGCTCATGCTTAATACAATGGTATTTAGTCCACTAGTAGGATCGAAATCATCTTGTGTTTGAGTATTGGTAACGCTACTAATCCGTACTGGAATATTTCCAGCATCAATAGTAAATTGGTTAGATGTAAGGTAATCATATACTGTCTGAATCACTTCTTGATTATCACCTACTACTTTGCTAGTACATACAACATCAAACGTAAATTCACTTGCAGTATTACGCCCCATGGGTAAGGCAGTATTGTTTTCATAGCAATTGGTCAAATATAGAATATATGGTAAAGCGTCTGAGTTAATTGTTTTTGGTGTAATTACCGTAAGCCCCAAAGAAGAAAAGGAATCTACGATAAGATTTTTTAATTCAAATAAAATCATTCGTGATTCCTAAAGTAAAAGTTGCTCATGCCTGATAGGTCATCAACAATGTTATAAATTTCTTGGAGTTCGTTACGGTAGATAAAAGTATCTGAGTAATCGGCCTTACCAGTGGCAGTAGTAAAGTAATGTTCCTGTGTTTCTACAATTCCACTATCTGTTTCTATTGCTACTGTTTCTTGTTCAAAGATAACAGTAAGCACCTGTCCACTGGTTAAGGTTAGTTGTTCACCAAAGGCATTAAGAAAGACGTTCACCTGAAATTGGTCAAATGAACGCATATTAAAATCCTTAAGCTAAGTTGACTACGTAGAATGCTTCTTCGTGTGCTACTGCGTGATCGATATAAGCGAAGGTACGTAGTACGATGCCTTGTGAAGCACGTAGGGTAGAATCATCACGATCAACTGATAGATCGCCCCAGGAGGCAAGAATCACTTCAGAGAAGTCACCTAGGACGATTTGACCGGCAGCAACTTGAGTAGATTCGATAACCTTCACTGAGTCACATAGCCATGCTTCAAAGCGGAAACCTTCGATCATGTACTTAGCAGCGGTGTTAGCACCTACTAAAGTACTACGTAGAGCGGCGGCGGTAGTTGGGTGAACAACAGCAACAACGCTATCTAGACGAACGTTAGCAGAAGCAAGTACTGCTAGTGCGTTTTGAATGTCTGCCTGTGTAGGAGCAGCGGTTAGGGTTTCGTTTGGAGCAGCAGCCACGATTTGATCTAGGATTAGTTTTTCTAGACGTAGACCAGCACCACGAACCATAGCATCTTGTACATAACGTTCTGCGGTATCAGCAGATTTGATTAGAGTACGGGTAATTGGTACTGAACCACTGAAAGTCTGAGGTTTTAGAACTAGACGTTCAAAGGTAGCATCTACTAGTGGAGAATCAGCACCTTCAGCAATCATTGTGAACATTTGAGTAACGTCGCTGGATAGCTTAGGTAGTACTAAATTACCTTCACCTTCTAGACCCGAAAACACTTGAATAGGTAGTTGTGCGAAGATTGAATTAGCACGTAGAACATCGATATAAGAATCTACATATACTTCTTTAACTAGTGAACCACCAGTAGCAGGAGCGGTAGAAGTTTGGCGTACTAGCTCATTAGCTGGAACTTGTACACGGTCGCCTTTGAATTCTTCGCCTTTAGCAGCAGAACGAATTAGGCCGTTAATAACTGATTTAGTCATTGTTTTGTTATCCTTAACGTTAGGGTTTTTTACATTTAGTTGACGTTTGAAATCAGAGATTGAAATTCCTTTTTCAATTACTTCTGATACGTCGATATTAAGTACTGTACCGATTGCGGTTAATTCGCGTTTACGTTCTTCTTCTGCTTTATTATCTACAGCTTGTTCTTCACGTTCGGTATTGTCTTCTGATTCTTCCATCTCGCGACGGTCTGATTCTTCAGAAGGTTCACTACTATTTAGTGTTTCTGTTTCTTGTACTGGTTCTTCAGATTCCATTTCTGGTACTGCTTCTGGATCTTCAAGATTTACTACTGAGGAAGTTTCATTGACTACTTCAAGAGTTTCTTCAATTTCATATTCTTCATTAGCAAGACGTTCTTCACTTTGATTTGATTCGTTATCCATTTCATTTCCTTCAGAGGTTGTTTCATCTGAAGTATTTAGTGTTTCGTCAATTCGATATTCCATATCCTGACTACGGCCTAAACCGACGGTATCGTCAGCAGGCACGGTTACTAAACTAATTTCATAGATTTCATAGTCGGTAACAATGATGTTATTACCTTCCATGCGATAATCATAAATGTTATAGCCAATACTAATTTTGTTTAGAATGCCTTCCTGTGTCATGGCAAACATAGTACTACCTAGTCCAGCAGCACTAATTTTTAAAGTAGCACGCCCGACTTTATCAGCGTCTATACGTGCGTTTATTACAGCACCAATTAATTTATCGCGGTCATGATTGAAAAGTACTGGACCGTTATTATTTAAACGGCTCATTTTTACGTTTTCTGGATTACACAATAAAATTTCATAGTACACTTGATCATCGATAATTCTACTTACTGGAGTTTCACTAACAAATGCTACTTCAATAGTACGATTTTCTACATCAATTGAACTACTAGGTACAATCAAATCACGTTTCTGATTTTTGTTGATCACCATTATTTTCAATGTCCTTATTATTATCAGTACTTCCTTGTACTGAGTTTCTTTCTTTCTCAATGTCTTCAAATACAATACGAGCGTCACCGCCCATCTCACTGATAACCTGAGTTTTGCTTGCTAGACCTGCGTCAATTAAAGCAACACTTGCTTGAATGTCCTTCAATGGATCAAGGCTGATTGGTTTCTGTGGAATATATCGAGCACAAATTAAATCATCAAAATCACTGAAAGAAAGTCCAAGGTTTGGGTTTTGAAGCATTTCATTCTTTAACCAAGTAATATAAATCTTCTTCAGTACTTTATTTATTAGTAGATTTGTACGAGTACCAAAGGTTGTTGCCTGTAAACGTTCTGCCAATTTAGCAGCACTAAAAGAAGCATTACCCGTATCACCAAGTAGTGATTGTTGCGTAACGTTTAATCCCATTGATATTTGTTTCATTAACTCATTAGTGAATTCTGCAATATGGTCAACACCAGCTTGTGGGTTTACCGATTTCACATCTTGGTTCTGAGATAGTTCATAGATTGCACCGGCTTCTAAGTACTCATAGTATTTAGCCGCTTCATCAGTTTCACCTGCTGTTAGTTCAACGTTTTCTGATTCTGGATTGTTGTTAGTAATAAATGCCATACTTGAAGCGGCAACACGTTTTGCCACTAAAGCGGCTTCTGTGAAGTTCTTTAAATCTTCAAGAGTTTTATTAGTACTGACTAAATCCGGTAATCCCCTTTCCTGTCCTTGAAAATCTGTAACCATATAGTGGCAAATTTCATCGGCTGGAATAATGTCGTAACTTGTCGGATCATATGTATAGGTAGTTGGGTTGTACTGACAGAAATAGTAATTCAATGGTTTGTGATATTTGTCAAACTCAATACCATTTGAAATATAATTACCATTATTAAGCCATTGGTTATTCAATTGAGTTAATCGACTGGCATCAAGTACTTCAATTTTTACCGTACCGTTAATAGTATGAATACGTACAAACGCTTCTCCATCAGTTACACGGATTTTTTCAAGTACCTGAAGGAATGTATCAAGACCGATTTGACCATCTATACTGAACTTATTAGAGTCATATGCCCAACGATCCCATAGTTTTTCTAGTCGTTGATTTATTTTATGTAGTTCATCTGAAGATAGTCTTTCAATCTGTACATCGGGTTTCACATAGACACCAATCGAACCTACTACACCATCTACTGAAAGATTCATGTACTTACGAGCTATGGGATTATGAATACTTGCTTCGCGGCTTGTGTTACGAAAATCAGCAAGGAACCAGCGAAGAATGTTATTAATATTGTTATTGGATGTACCAGCGGTAAAACCAAAATTAATTACACCACTACTTGAATTGTTACCAGTACGAATAGTTTGTAGTTCACGCTGTAGGCTTGATTTCTTTGGAATCTTGGCGGCTTGTTTCGTTGGCTTCTCTACTGGCGGTTGCTGTTTCTTTCTAAACATGTTGAACATTATCGTGTACCCCATCTATTTGGATAGTTTGGATCACGAAGTAATGTTACTGACTTGATAGGACGCCCATTACCGTTTGCTGGCTGGTCATTCATAATTGACCAAAGGGCATTAGCTCGTTTGATGTAACGAATTCGTAGGTTTTCAAGTGCGGATAAGTTTTCGCTAACCAATGTTTTATTATTTATTGTTGTACTGTAGACGCCACCGCCCTGTACTTTAACGCGAATGACTTCATCAATTTCTTTAATCATTGCTAAAAGTTCTGAGTATTCTTGAGTATTCTTGCTTGCGTCAATTACTTCAGTAGTAAACATTAAGCTATCAGTACTGATACCGTCTTTATATGTCACAAGAGTACAGAACAGTTTATCACTCGCTACCGTCTGAACGATATTGAATGAAAAACTAACATCTGTATCTGAAGTAGTATTATCAAGTTTTTGTGATTCACCTGTATTAATACTACAGATGAATAGAATTGAATAAGCAGGAACTACTACAGTACCCGTATACGGTACTGATGGTATATATAACTTTTCTGGTAAAAGTCTGGTTGCCATATTATTTCCTTATTTGCTACCAAACCATGAACCCCCTTTAGTTTGTCTTCTATTTGGTCGTTTCGCTGGTTGTGGTTTTTGGGGTTGTTCTACTACTTCCTTTGTAGTTTCATCTTTGTATTTATCTTTTATAGTTGCTCTATGTTCACGTAGTTTATGTAATGGCTGATTTGTTCCCAACTTACTTAGTACGTATTGAATTGCTATGGTTGAATATACTAAACAGTCCAATGCTTCATTACGCTTCTGACCTGGCTTAAGTTTCCATACTAATTTACTACCAGATGGTTTTAGTACTTCAGAGCTTAATTGTTCAAAGTAGTCATGGGGTAAGGAGCTACTGAAATGTAACATCATCGTGGCTGATTCTGGTTCATCACTTATTGCTAAGTTCACCCACTTACGCAAGGTTAGCTTCTGTTCATGAACGTTGAGTATCTGAAGTGGATAACCTGCTTCGGTTGACTTCTTGAACAATGGGCTAGTAGTAGAACTAGATCCTTTAATTGGATGGTACTTACTCCAGCGTGACGTAAACTTCTTAACTGTATCTGTTGCGTTACCATTACCACTATCAATGAATACTGCTAGTGTTGGTATGTTACGCCCTTCAGTACTTTTAAATTGTTGACGGCAGAATGTATCAAGTTTTTTATAGGCTTCAGACTCAATCTTTGTACAGTCCGTTCCATAGTGGAATGAATGATCAAGTACCCAAATGTTCTTTTCATCAAAAGCAATAGTAGTACTCTCCATCCGATCTAATTGCTGATCAACACCTATTACAATTCCTAGTGCTTGATCGGGGATGTTATGAATATTAATTTCATCAGTACGTAGGGTTTCTAGTCGTAGTACATCAAGTTCTTTTTCATATTCGTTTTCGTACACTTCACCAAGTTCATTGTTTTTGAATGTCTGTAGGTTAAATGTGTATAGTGCTTCTGCGTACTTCGCTACCATTTCCGTTATGGTGTTCAATGGTGAATACATACGGCTTATCTGAAAACCAATAACACCCGGTTCGCCTTGGGGGTTAGTGGCTATCCATCTACCGTTATTAACCATCTGGTGGCGTTTATGTTCGGTTATGATTTCCTTACAGTGCGGACATTCTAGACGTGCTGTAGTACTGTCTGGTATGCCTCTACCGTTATCAAGTTGTTTGAATTCAAAACGTACCTGTTCCCATTCAAAGACGTATTCATGACCACAATCATGTGTTACATGATAGCGGCGTTTATCGCTTAAGTTATATTCAGAATTGATTAAGTCATTTGGAAATAATGGAGTACTGGAAACTACTGTTAATGCGTCATCACCAAATGTACTTGTACGGGCTTCTGCTAACTTGATTGGGTTTCCTTCGTCTGTTATTTCACAGTTACTAACTTCATCGAGTAGGACGGTCTTACAGGTAACGCCTCTAAGGTTTCCTGGTGTATTAAGGTTCATCCAGTAGATGAAAGTACCGTTAATCATCTCTGATTGTTTGGCATTGTTCGCTGCGTTTTTATCGGCTTTGTCAGTAATCAAACGGCTAAGAATTTCTGAACCTTCAACGGCTGGCATGAACTTACCATTTTTAAACTTCTTGATTTCATCACCAGAACTTGAAGCAAAAGCAAAGTTAGTTGGATCGTTTGCCATTATTCCAAATGCGATTGATTGAAGTACTGTAGTTTTTAGTAACTGCGAACATGATTGTAGTACTATCTTTTTTGTGCTTCTAAGTTGAGCAACATCAATTGGTTCACATTGAAAATTCCAAGGTGTCCAAGGTAAACCCATCATCGGTCCATCAACCCAGCGTACTGGAGCTTCTGGAGATTTTAACCATTCACTGGTTTTCTGGATCTTCGGTGGCTGTATCGTCTTCGATGCTTTCTGTAATATCGTTGTTAGTTTCTTCTGGTTGTAGTTCATCTAAGATTTCCATATCTTTCGGTAGGGTGAATTCCATTTCGCCCAAGTCATATAATTGTTGATCTATTACTTCACGTAATTTATCACGTACATCTTTTGCGTCTTCCATAGCAAACAAGTCAAGATATACTTTATTTGGAATACTACGAATTGTATTTTTAATCTGGAATAGATAAGCAGTTAGTACTTGTTCAACATAGTCAGTACTGATAATAGTTTCTCTCTTCTCTGCTAACTCAATTTCGGTTAACTCGCGTTCTGCCATTATCTTTGCTAGTCTTTCTTTTTCAATCTGGTCTTTCACATTATTATTACGTAATGCGTCCATGATGTTAGTACGAATCCATTGATATATTTCAGCTTCGGATTTAGTACAATCCAATCCCTTAGATACCCATTCACGACTAATTACTGAAACGTCATAACCGTATCTGCGACTAAGTTCGGAGTACGATATTGTTAATTTTGATTTAGCCATTTAATTTCCTTTTAAATGTTTTGTTTTTGAAATAGTACTTTATTATTGTTATGTTATAACATTATTTCTCACATATGAATAAAATAAACCGGTGGCGAAATCTCCCGTTTTTCGAAAAGTCGCCAGAGTACCTTTTAATTTGCTCTTGATTATTTATAGAAAACTTTTACATTACGAAAAAAAACTGTGAGGGCATAGGCCGCAAAGAGGCGGCCTATATTCACAAAAGGGTATGGACCTTCGAGAAGACTACTGAACGATATAGATAACCTTGTACGCCCCATATATCTGCATCGGTTAGAATATTCAATTCGCCCTTCTCTTCTACTCCTTCAATGATGATGTGTTCACAGTAACGCTTGATGTTCTTGATCAGGGTACTGAATGTTGGCTTCTGTACTTCATGCCTGTAGAAAGCCTTATCAAGTTTCACTGTGTGATAGCAGCCTGTGGTAAGGGCGGCTAAGTTAGTTCGCCCTGCACCTAAATCATCAAGGAACAGATCATTACCATTGGAGATTAGCTTTCTCAGTAATGGTTCATTGATGCCGTACTCCAACCCTTCAAAGTCTTCTGAAATCTCAATACGTACAAAATCACTCAAGCCTGCCAGCCATTCGACTAACTCACGGTCATATGCACATAACCTTGCCTGATGCCGATCAACATTCAAGGAACAGAACAATTGGTAGTCTCTGAACCAGGACGCGGTGATCTGAATCTCTGTTAGTTGCTGTATCAGTAGTTGCCGCTTTTGCTCTATCGGCATTGCAAGTATGTAGTACTTACTATCCAGTACAGGCATATCTGCATGATGAAACTTAGTCAGTAGTTCAACACCTAAAAGCTTCCCGTCGGTACTCATTACTGGTCCAGCAAAAAAGGTTTTAGTGATCATTAGTGTTATCTCTTTTATTGGTAAGAGATCAATTATTGATCATTTTTACTTGTTTATGCTATAGCCAGAACGATCTTTAAATGCTTGAAAATGATCATTTTTATATGATTTCCGGCCTTTTTACTTGTTCAAACATACATTACTGTATAAATTTACAGTACACGTACTAAGTGGAGGGCAAAGAGATGGGCAATAAGAACAGTTTTGATCCTGGCGTCAGTACTGGTGTTCAGGTGTATTGGGAACGTAGTGAACGTATCTGTGTAGTTCATCCGGGCGGATACTTAGACAGTGTTGAGAACGGGCAATGTGTGCTGTTTGAAACTAAACCGCTAGATGGTACTCGTATGTTCTGGTTTGGTATTGTCTCAAATACCGCATACTATTTCGTACTTGAAGAAGCTAAGCCAGTAAGTATCTTTGCGGTAAGTAGCTGGTTCAATTCAAGACAAATTATGCTTGATGCACATGGGGGCGATCTTGATGAATTGAGTGATATGCAGGGTGAATTGCCATTTTAATCTTGATATAATGTTAAATCATATGGAATTTGAGAAAGTACAATTAAAATGAAATTTTATAAGTATGTAACTATGGAAGTCGCAAAAATAATAATAAGCGATAGTACTTTAAAGTTTACTTCCCCAATTAATTTCAACGATCCTTTTGATTATCACCCTGCTGTACTTGAGAAAGGTTTCAAGAAATTCACAAACAGAATTAATCTTACGTATAGTAAAGGTGTTAAAAGGTACAAAACTAATCATCGTGAGTCGTTGAAACATTTACAGATTCTTCGTAGTGAGAAGTTTAGGGCCATGTATACCCGTGAAATGTCTATTAGTTGTTTTAGTGAATCACCTTTTATACTTCCGATGTGGGCACATTATGCAGACAACCATAAGGGATGTGTAATTGAATTCGAATTTGATTCAGATAATTACTTATCTACTAACCTTGATCTTTTAATGAACAATTCCTCTTATGATGTTCTTGTTCCTTTTGAAGTGAATTATTCAAACAATCGCCCTCCCCTATATGATGAGCAAGGGCGAACAGATCAAAACACTACAGGATTTAATGCATCATTAACCAAATCTGATGAATGGTCTTATGAAAAAGAATTGAGAGTAGTGATTAAAAAACCTGAAGGTATATACCCGTTTGAAAGAACACAAATGACGGGGCTTTATTTCGGAATGAAAGTAATTAAAAGTGATAAAAAAGATCTTTCACGCATTATTGACAGTTCAAACAACTATACTGATACAAAAATAAGAAAGCATGATGTGGTAATGGCTTATGATAAATTCGAGTTATCGAATATACCTTTTAGATTATGAATAGTACTGCTTAGTATATGGTACGTTAAAGACGCCAGTATACTTAATGTACTAGCGTCTGTTGAGTTAATCTACTTGCTTGTAGGCTTGCTTAACCAGAGTACGGAAATCGTCTGTATAGGCTTCTGGATTAGCTTCAAGGTACTCTTGATAGAATGCCTGCGATTGTTTGTTCAGCTTACCCTGATCATTGATATGGAAGGTTTTAGTTTTCCATTTGGGATTGATTGGGTAATTTTCGCCGTACTTTGGACTAAAGGCACGTAAGCAGTTATCGACATGAGACATTGATTTCTCAAGTTTCCTAATTTTTTTCATATGAATTTATGGTATTTGACACGTTTCGTTTTGAGGATTACAACTATGATTCGCACTGTTTATGATGTTTTTGTTAAGTTAGCTATTGCTATATTATTAGTACTTTCTTTATGGTTGGTAGGTAATGGTGCAATAAAAGAAACATCAGGCAGCATTCAGTTCGGTACACTTATGGATACTGTTATAGCGATTTCAAATGCATTGATGGCTTTAGCAGCATTATTTGCTGCTAAAGAAGCAAAGAAATGGTTTCATCAAAAAAACATGCTGAACAATTTGGATTCTGCTCATCAAAAAATTAAAAATTATGAGGATATACTATGGTCTGCTCATAGTAGGATTTTTATAGACACTGCGGTTAGAGCAAATCTAAAAAATGATATTCAAAATAAAACAATCACTGTTGAGGAGGCAAAATTAAAAGTTAATTCATTATTATCTTTGAAAACAACAACTGACCTCGATGATTTATCATTATTGTATTCCGAACAAGCCAGAATTCAGAGATATGGAATTAGACTTACTCAAGATTTTAAAACCGTAATTGACCGAATTATCAGTAAAAGATCGGAATATTTAGATCTTCACTATGAGTATTTAGTTTATTTGTATGCACAATATGCAGATCCAAACCAGAATGAAATTCCTAATAGGCTAGATGATCTTCAAAAAGCCAAAATTGAACTAGCCAAAGAATATGAGTTAGTGATTTCTATAACATCTTTAGAGAAACATTATGACTTATCCAAACTACATTGATTTAACTCTATGAAACACCTTAAATCAATCACTTGAGCATCACGGATAACTGCATTAGTTATATTCAACGTATAACCATTCTGATGCTGGTTGAATCTGCCATAAGTTTTAACCAGCTCATGAGGAATGAGTAAAGCATAGCGTATCGAAAAATTGCGATGGTAAATTACTGCTATCAAATCATCAAATTGATTTGACTCATAGTTGCGTATAATTCCAAGAAGCATTGATTTACTCTTGATTGTATTCTTTCTACTTTTTATTTGTACCTTACGACCGGTGCTTGTTATGGCGTCATATCCCTTAGTACTAGCTGGTGCAAGCGTCATCCCCATTTGAGTTGATATAAGCCACTCAGTGTACTCGCTTACGGGATTGTTGCGAGTGCGTATAACTTCTCTACGTTCAAGTTCAGCAAGAGTATCTTGATTCAGTTGCATCAACTCGATGGCATTTAATTGTGATATGTCCATTGTAAGCTCTTAATGATTAAAGTTAGAAGCAAGATAGGTTACAATAAGAGTTAATACTGCAATTAAAAGTGCCCAAACTGGAAAGTAAAGACCGGAATATTTTTTTAACTTTTGTGCACTAGTTTCATACTCTGAAAAAAACATTCTGATCCTAAGCCACCTTACAACCCATTTATCTTTGAAAGTTGTTCTATGAAGAACCCCTGTTTTTCTGTGAAAACGAAATAAAGTTCTTCCAAATCGCTCTATAATTTTATCTGTTAACTCGCCTGCGTCGTAAGTCTGATATAAAATTATCGGATTATTGGATGCTAAACTATCTTCAGACTTTGAGGGACTCATCGATATCATAACCATACCAAATGCACTGTAGGTAATTTCTAAGGTTGCACCTTTTTGCATATGCTTAGCATAACGTTTAGAGTTTTCCCCTTTTGTAATTATAATATTACCTGTAGGGATTGTTCCAAATTCTAGATTTATTCCATCAAAACCGTATCCAATCGGGGCATCAGCATAATCGATAAGGTCAAGTTCAATTCCATTTATTTTGGCTTTATCTACAATCTCTTGCAACTTCTTCTTGATCAATGGTTTATGATAACGCCAATTTAATCCGGAAACTCTAATCCTTTCTTTATCACGAATAAATTCCTGACCTTCTTTCTCAATCCATTTCATTTAATTATTCTCCAAACTTGAAATTTTGGTAAGATTATTACAGCATTTTCTCTTTTAATTCCTCAAGAGTAAGTACTTCACTACCCCTATGTATCATTGCATGGCAATTAGGACATAACGGAACCATGTCATCTATGGGATTCACTATGTAGTCTTCACCCACTGTATGCAATGGTTTGATGTGATGAACGTGTATGAAGCCCTTTCCATGCTCACCATATACTTTCTCAAAATCAAAACCACAACATTGACATGTAGTACCGTGCCAATCAATACAGGCATTTCTTGCTTTCGGATCACGCTCATATGCGTTCACAACAACCTGTTTTTTAGCACCTTCTGCGTAACTATCTGGTACCGGAATTTCATCCGGGAAATTGTTTGGAAGAAAGTCTGCATACCAGACAGTACCTTCCTTCCTTAAATACCTCTTATTCAGTTTCCTTTCGAAATTTTTTATTTTTGCCACTTCTGAAGCATCATTCTTTTCGCCATACTTCATATCAAATGTGTACAGTTCGTAGCCTTGAGATATCAGGTTGATGTGTTTGATAGCTTGACCATAACCATTGTTTTTTTTCTTCCTGCCATCAGTAGCCTTGAATTTCCATTTCTCACGCAGTATTACTGAACGTCCATGTTCTATCTCTGTGTTCCAGGCACCGAAAATCACCATTTTTTTCTCGTGATTAACAAACGACCAACTCCAGGTCCAGTTGCTGCAAGTAGCACCTTGTGACTGTATAAATTTCTTTCTGCTCATCTCATCTCCCTTTTAAAGTACTTCTTTGTACATATAAACTAATCACTTGACCAAATATTATACGTAGTTAGTTATTAAGTACCTGTTTATAGTATTGTCAAAAAGACTTAGGGACTTAGTAAGTGAGGTATCCTATCTTGCGAGTTCAACACGAGCCGACAAAGAGCGTAGCGATGCGTCAGTTACTCTAGAAGACGTCAGACCAAAATAGTACTGCTAATTAGCCGAAAGACCAAAAGGAAATCTCGTTCTTCTTTAGTGCCGTCAGGTACTGGCAAAAACGCAAGCTCTGATCTTTTCTTTAAGTTTTATAGAGACTTACGAGCAGAGCGAAGTAAGGCTTTCTAAAACTGAATAATATGTAAGTCTCTAATGTTCAGCAACAAGCTGCCGATACTCCTTGGGTACAATTTCATTTTAAGGAAGAACAATGAAGAACCCGATAACACAAGAAATGATCATGAGTACCCTCGATTGGGCGTACGAAAAGGCACTTACATCCTTACCTGGCATAGATAGTGCGTTTGAGATGGCTGAGGATTACAAAGCTCAAGAAGGCACTCTTGAAGATAGGGTAAACTCACTTATCAGGTGGCAAAACACAAAGGCAGGTACTACAGGCTTTCTTACTGGCTTAGGTGGAGCACTGACCTTACCTGTTACGATCCCAGCTAACATCGCTACGGTATTCTATGTTCAGATCCGTATGATTGCGGCTATAGCTGTCATGGGTGGCTATGACGTCAAGAACGATCAAGTTAAATCTCTCGTCTATGCTGCCCTGACGGGTAATGCTGCCAATGAAGTACTTAAAAATACTGGTATACAGTTGGGTACAAAACTAACTACCTCATTGATTAGAAGCATCTCTGGCGAGACTATCAAAGCAATCAATCGTGCAGTAGGTTTTCGGCTAATCACCAAATTCGGTCAAACAGGTTTAGTGAACCTCGGGAAAATGCTTCCTATCCTTGGTGGTGTGATTGGCGGTACTTTTGATGCTGTAAGTACAAACATCATCGGAAATGTTGCACGTGATGCTTTCATCAAAGGAAGTCCTTACATCATAGATGGTGAGTTAGCACCTCAACCAGCACCACAAGAGTAACGAAACCTAGCCGATTCACGAAATCATTATCAACAGAGGCGTTCACCCCGTCGCCTCTAATACGCATCGATACTTGCCCAAACTCTTTGAACTAGCTGATAGTTGTTAAGTATTTTTCTGTGAGTTCAACACGAACACACAAGGCAAAGCCGCGTAGTTACTCACGAATACGTTAGGCCAAAGTACTGTAAATCAGTCAATGACTCCCCCAGTACTGTCTCTGACTGAGCAAAGCGAGAAACGAACCTGACGTTCTTTGGAGTACTTCAGTGCGACAAAAACGCAAGTTCTGATCTTATTTTTGAGTTTTATAGAGACTTTCGAGCAAAGCGAAGTAAGGCTCTCTGAGACTGAATGATATGTAAGTCAGTTACTTTAAAGTAAGAAGTAAAGTAATATTATATTAAGTTACGGTTATTCTTGTAAATGACCATAATTGCATAAAAAATGAATAATAAGGTAATCTTATGCACCATATAAACATTTTAACGCATAATTACGCACAAATAAATCATCTCGAAAAATCATAACCGTATTTTTCATTCGCATGTTACGTTTATAGTTACAGTTATCGAATGGTCTGAAGGAAGGCGATAATCTCACCTATTGATGCATTAGCGTCCCACAGTTCAAGTACTGCCTGCTTTTGTTCATCGTTCATTGGCTTTGCTGGAAGTACTTTTTCCATTGCTGCTCTGATTCCACACAATAGGCCGCCACCTTCTACAAAGGCTTCCAGTGCTTCAGCAACTGAGATACAAGCTTTCTTGTACTTTTCGATAGATGAATCGCTGTTTGGTAACTTCTTAGATCTGTCTGTGCGGTAAATGGTCAGATGGTGTAGTACTTGTGCTTTAGATAGCTCGTTAGCATTACGTATGATGTAGTACACATCTTCAACGGGTAACTTGTACTTTCCGAGCGATGGACAGTTCTGTATGGCTTCATTAATAATAATTTTGGCTTGAGGGGATAGACTATTATAGGTAGTACGTTTCAATGCCTCGTTGAGCTTTGTGTTGTTGTGAATTACTTCCTTTTTAGCCATGATTCCCGCCTGATAAATAGTTGTGTAGATAGTTCATGTGTTTACGTTCCTTCGTATTGATTGCCCGGTATGGTTCTAACATACCGGGCTTTATTTTATAGATATTGTGTGTGTTTCTTCTAACGCTGGGTATAGTTTCACACTAATTACTTTTTACTCTCTTATACCAGTCTTCATACTCAGGTAAGCCGTTCGCTATTAACTTTATGAAAAATTCCTTACTACAGTTGACTTTTAGCACATTACAAATACGAGCAGATGATATTTTATTGCATAGAATATTTTCGTACTGGTGAAAAGTTAAATTGATAAATTTTACTTTTTCTTTTTTTCTGACTGTCTTGTTGAGCTTTTTTCGGTTAGTTCTTATCGTCTTCATATCACGCCTCCTTAATCGCATAAGAGTTGATCAGATATTGAATAGCCCCACTATTGCTCCTAGCTAATCCCTTGTCGATAATGTCTTGTAGGACTTTCTCTTGTGTTTCATTGAGGCGTACACCAACACCTTTTGTTTTGTTTTCTTTCACGTGACCTTCCTTTGTTCACAAAATTATATTTTTCACGCACGAAAAAGTACCCCAATGTCACGAGGGGTATTTTTCATGGTGGAGATTGATATCTACGTTGACCGAGCAGAACCGGTTGTTTGTATGATTATACCGCAGGATTTTTTTTCGTTCCAAAAATCTGATGTCGTTTTTCAGTTCTTTGATGCGGCTTAGTGCCAGTAGTGAAGAATACTCTTACTGACTATCTTTAATGCTAATGGTATCGCGATTGATGTTAGTAAAACTGTGATCATATGATTCTCCCTTTCATATATTTATCAATTCGCGGTAAAACTGCTCTTAATTAAAACCGGCCATAGCATTGACCGACACAAGTTTTTCACTTGTGTTTATAAACTTTGTTACTTAGACATTAAGTATTTTGCGAATTCAACAAATTCATCAAAATGCCCTTCAACATCTTGCTGAAGTTCACCATCGACATACGCTACCATACGACCTGCTTTATCGGTAAAGTAGAAACTGTCATCCGCGTGGTTGTGTTGAACAGTACCTTTATCAGTGAAGTATAATGTTTGTAGTACTGACTCGCCTTCAAATGGGGATACCTGATTAGTATCATCATTCTCTAAACCCTGATGGATGGTATAGACCAACTTTCCAT